AGAAAGAACAATTGCTGCAAGACAATTTGGTCAAATGGGGAGAGACGGAGTTGCTCCTTATGAAGATCTAGCAAAAGCATTTGGCAAATCTCAAGCATGGCAAGAGATGTTAACTTCAATGGGAGAAAGTTTAAGCCAAGGAAAATTTCCTCAAATAGTTAATGAGCTTGGTGGAAATAAATTTGAAGGAAGAGTTCATGCTTTTTCTGGTTCAACATTTGGTTTAAATCAAGAAGGCATCCAAGGTCAACTTGGCAAAGCAATTGATGTTGCTGGTAATGTTTTAACGTTGGGTAGATTACCAACAAAGTCATTAACCTTTTTTGATAATATTTTTAAAAATATGGAGTATCGATCTGAGTTATACGCTCAGTCATATAGAGATACTTTAATGAGAATATCTGAAGGCACATTAAGTGCAGATAAAGCTCCAGAATATTTAGCAAGATTAGTTACCAATCCTCCAAAAGAAATTGCACAGGCTGCTTATGATGCAGCTCTTTATACTACGTTTCAAACAAAACTTGGAACTAGAGGAGATTTTATTGACATTGGTAAATTAGTTATTGATGCAAAAAATCAAGATACTTTAAAAGGTGTTGATTGGATTGTTAATGGACTTGTTCCATTCGTACAAACTCCAGCGAATATTTTAGGTTTTACATTAGAGCGAACTCCAGGACTTAATTTATTACTTAAATCTTATCGAGAAGATTTAATGGCAGGTGGCGCTAGAGCAGATATTGCAAAAGCTAAAATGGAATTAGGTTTAGCTTTTTATGGAGCCGTTGCGACATCAGGCTATTATGGATATTCATCAGGATCCGATCAAGGACTTGCAAGATTAGGTAAAGGTCAAATGCAAAATACATTTGCCTATCAACCTAAAGCAATAAGAGTTCCTTACATTGATCAAAATGGTAATCCACAAGCATATCAATTAAGTATTAATGGATTAGATCCAGCAGCACAGCTTTATGGAATGGCTGCTGATTTAGGTAGTATTTTTAGAAATTTTAAAGAAGATAATACAGGTGAATATGTAAAGCACGTTGCAGCGTTTGCATTATTTGCTGGTGAAAATTTAGTTAACACTCCATTTTTAGAAAATACTTCGCAAATATTTAAAGACGTTTCTTTAATACAAGATGTTTTAAGTAAAGGCGGTGATGTTAATGATCCAAGATTAAAAAAAATTGCATTTAACTATGCAGCAGGTTTTGTGCCAAAAGCGGCACAAGATGTTGGCAAAATTTATAATAATTATATTGCTCAAGATCAAAATTTTAGTCAGCAAAAAATTACAACTGAATTAGGAGAATATTTTAGAAGAAGTATTAACGAACAAGATTTGTATTCCAAATACGATATTCTTGGAGATACAGTTGATAAATATTCTACAAGTCCACTTGTTCCATTTGCAGTATCTAATTTAAAAATTGATCCTGTTAGAAATGAATTAAGAATATTAAAGCCTGAGATAAGTCCATTTCCTCAAAATAAAACAGTTAGTTTTGGAAGTTTATTATCAGTAGATGTTCCTCTTAATTCTTATGAATTATCTAATGCACAAAAAATAGCAGGCGAAACAACCAAAGCTAAATTAGATCAATTATTTACTTCATCTGTTTATACCGACACACAAGATGAATTTGTAAAAAAAGCAATGGTTCAAAAAATTATTTCTGAGTCAAGATCTCAAGCGATCGATCAGGTGTTTTCAGATCCAGAGGTTAATAAAAGAATTTTAGATGAAGCTGGAATTTTAGCAAATCAAAAAGCATTACAAAATAACAATGGTCAGCCACTTACATTAGTGCCTGGAAATGTTTTAAACGAACAAAGACAACAATAAAATAAATGACAATATCAACAACAACAATTAAAAATAGTTATTCAGGTAACGGCTCAACATCTGCTTTTACATATACATTTAAAATAACTGATGATGATGACATTCAGGTTATTATTAGATCCTCTACAGGAAATGAAACTGTAAAAACAAAAACAACTCATTACACAGTTTCAGGAGTTGGAAATGCGAATGGGGGTACAATTACATTCACAGCAGGTAATATTCCAGCAAATACTCAAACAGTAATATTAAGAAGAGCAACTCCACAGACACAAGAATTAGATTTAATTGAAAACTCTGATTTACCTTCTGATAGTTTAGAAAATTCTTACGACAAATTAACTTCTATTGCTCAAGAATTACAAGAGCAGATTGATCGTTCAATAAAACTTTCAAGAACTAATGCAATGACTTCAACTGAATTTTTAGTTGGAGCTGCAGACAGAGCAAATAAAATTTTAGCCTTTGATGGTAACGGAGAGATTGCTGTTACTCAAGAACTTGGAACTTATAAAGGTAACTGGTTAACTGCTACTTCCTATAAAGGTAGAGATTTAATTAAAGATACTTCTAACAATAATATTTATTACGTTAACACAGCACATACTTCTTCTGGCTCGCAGCCTTTAAGTTCAAATGCCAATTCAGCTTATTATACTTTAATCATTGATGCTGCATCAGCAGCTAGTTCGGCAACAGCAAGTGCTACAAGCGCTGCGGCTGCTTTAGCTTCTCAAAATGCAGCAAGCTCTTCAGCCTCAGCTGCAAGTTCTAGTGCATCAGCAGCAAGCTCAAGTGCATCAGCTGCAAGTTCATCAGCCTCAGCTGCTTCAAGTTCGGCTGCAAGTGCTGCAACTTCTTACGATGATTTTGACGACAGGTATTTAGGTTCTAAATCTTCAGCTCCAACATTAGATAATGACGGCAACGCATTAATTAATGGTGCTTTATATTGGAACTCAGTATCTGCACAAATGTTTGTTAGAAATAGTGGAACTTGGGTTGCTATTAAACCGACAACAGTTGAACAAGGTAATATTACAACAGTTGCTGGTATATCTGCAAATGTTACTACAGTTGCTGGAATGTCTGCCAATGTTGCAAGCGTTGCAGGAAATTCCACAAATATAAATTCAGTAGCTGGAAATTCTGCAAATATAAATACTGTAGCTGGTAACAATGCCAATATAAATACAGTTGCAGGTGCTAACGCAAACATTACAACAGTTGCAGGAATATCAGGTGCAATAAGTACAGTTGCTTCTAATGCAGGTAACATTTCAACAGTTGCTACAGATATTGCAAAAGTAATTACTACGGCTAATGATTTAAACGAAGCTATTTCAGAGATTGATACAGTAGCTAATGCAATTACAAATGTTAATGCAGTTGGTAATGCAATTACAAATGTAAATACAGTAGCAACTAATATTGCAAATATTAATGCTGTTAATTCTAATAGTTCAAATATTAATGCTGTTAATTCTAATTCTGCAAATATAAATTCAGTTGCATCTAATTCTGCAAATATAAATTCTGTAGCTTCAGGTATTGCTAACGTAAATACAGTTGCTTCAAATGTAGCAGGCGTAAATAGCTTTGCTGAAAGATATAGAATTTCATCTACAGCTCCATCTACAAGTTTGGATAGTGGAGATTTATGGTTTGATACTACTGCAAATAAATTAAAAGTTTATGGTGCGGCAGGATTTGAATTAGCTGGTTCTTCAGTTAATGGAACAACAAATAGATTTATTTTCAATGCTACTTCTGGTCAAACAACATTCTCAGGAGCAGACGCAAACACAAACACACTAGCTTACGATACTGGCTACATTGATGTTTATTTAAACGGAATTAGATTAAATCCAGCAGACTACACAGCTAGTGATGGTTCAAGCATAGTCTTGGCATCAGGTGCGGCAACAAGTGATATTCTTTATGTTGTAGCTTTTGGAACATTCTCTTTAGCTAATATTAATGCAAACGATATTTCTATAGGAACATTAAATTCTGCAAGATTACCAACAGTACCAACAACAAAAGGCGGTACAGGTTTAACTACTTTAGGAACTGCTGGACAAGTTTTAAAAGTTAATTCTGGTGCAACTGCATTAGAATATGGAACAGTAGATTTAGCCAATTTATCTGCAACTAGCTTAACTTCAGGAACAGTACCTGATGCTAGAATTTCATTTTCTAGTGTAAGTCAGCACATTACTCAATATGACGACAGTAAGTTACAACAAGACTTAATGGTTCTTGCTTTGCAACAAGCAACTGATGCAAACAAAAGTGCATACTCTTTGTCTAATTCTTTTATAGAGCAATTTGAAGATAGTTCAGGAATAGATGTAGCAACAAATACAGCTAGAGATGCTAGTGAGTTTGTTAGTTCTACAATAATAACTCCAAAATATTATTATAAACCTTCAACTGATGACTGGACATTTACAACTGGTTCAACAGGAGTAGCACAAAATAATCCAATGACTTTTATTGCTGTTGTAAAAAGTGCTAACTCAAGCAACTGGACTTACAATAGTTCAGGTGGTGGTGGAATAATAAATCTTGCAAGTGCAAATCCTTCAGGTTTTTTCCTTAATTTAAATATAGGATATGGAGCTAATGATGGTAAATTTGGATTTCATTTTTCAGGATTATCTGATTGTAATACTACAAGTGCTTTAGCAGCTCCTGTTAATGATTGGGTTTGGCTTGTTGCAAGAACAAGTTCCAATTTGTCATCAGGTAATGTTGAGTTAATGTATAGAGCAAGAACAGCAAGTTCTTTTACAACTCAAGCAGGTAGTAATGGTGGAACAACAAATGGCGGAATAAGTGCAAGTGGTCAAGGTAGATTATTTAGATATACTCCACTTGGTAGTGCTTATGATAATACTCACGTTGCTCATTTAGGTTGGTACAATGCAAGATTATCAGACGCACAATTAAATAGTTTATTTAATAATGGAAAAACTTTTGACTGGACAACGTCTAATGGAAGTTACTCTCCAACTAATTTAAGAGATTATTTTAAATTTCAAGAAGGTTCAGGAACAACTTTAACTAATAGCGGTGATGGTGGGACTGCAACAAAACAATCTGGTAGTGGTTCTTGGGATAGTGATATTACAAATTTAGGAACATCTTCAACTAATACAACAGGTAACTTTACTTCAATATCTAAGACAGCTCCAGCAACAGTATCTAAAATGGGTATTGTTGTTCTTTATAAAAACAATGCAGGTACAGCTACATTAAATACAGATTTAATTGCACAAGTATCTGCTAATAATGGAACAGATTTTACAACAGTTACATTAACTCCAAGAGGAACATTCTCTACAGGAATTAATATTGCAGTTGCTAATAACGTAACAGTTACTTCAGGAACATCTTGTAAATATAAAATATCTTTTGCAAACCAAAGTACTGGAGTTAAAGAAACTCAAGTGCATGGAATAGGATTACTTTACTAATTCAAAAAACCATAAATTTTTTAACTAAAACAACAACTAACAATTAATAATAAATGACTAAAGCACGAGATATATCTAAACTATTAAGTACAGCTAACGGAAAAATAGCAGGAGCAAATCTTGACGTTTCATTTGAAAATATTTCAGATAGTGGAACAGCAGGAACTAAAGTCGCATCAGGAACTACAGGACAACGTGGTTCTACTGCTGGTCAGATTAGATTTAATACGACTACAGGATTAGCTGAGTATTATGATGGAGCAAATTATAAATCTTTAGATGCTCCACCTACAGTTACAGCAGTATCTCCTACGTTTGTAAATACTGATACAGCAGGTAATATTACTTTTACTATAACTGGAACTAATTTTGGTTCTGGTGCAGTTGTTAAATTTGTAGGAAATGATGCAACAGAAATTACAGCATCAACAACTACAGTAACTAACTCAACAACTATTAGTGCTATTATTGCAAGAAGTTCTTTTGTTAATGCCAAAGAACCTTATGATATTAAGGTTATAAATGGTTCTGGTTTATCAGCAATTTTAGACAATCAAATTAATGTAGATTTAAGTCCAATTTGGTCAACAGCTTCTGGTTCTTTAGGAACTTTTTTTAAACAAACTTCTGTAAGTACAAGTGTATTAGCGACAGATCCAGATGGTGATGAAATAACTTATTCAGTTTTCTCAGGAACTTTACCTACAGGTTTATCTTTAAATTCTTCAACAGGTGCTATTACAGGAACAGCTCCAAATGTTAGTTCAGATACAACAAGTACATTTACTTTAAGAGCAACTGCAAATGGAGTTTCAGTTGATAGACAATTTTCAATTACAGTATCAGTATCTTTTACAGCAAGAGTATTAATAGTTGGTGGTGGTGCGAGTGGTCAATCAGGACATTCTTCTGGCGGTGATGGTGGACAAGTAATAGACACAAATATTACTCTAACATTAGGTTCATCTACTATATTTAATATAGGTAATGGTGGAGCTGGTGGTGGAGCTGGTGCTGGTGGTTATCAAAATTCAGGACAATCTTCTTACATAACAGCAAATGGAATTACTACTACCGCACTTGCTGGAGCAGCTCGTGGCTTTGATAATGGTTTAGGTGGTACAGGTGCTTATAATATTAACGTAGCAACTAATAGAAATGGTGGTAACGGAGTTATATCAAACATAACAGGTTCAAATACTTATTATGGTGGTGGTGGGGGTTGTGCAGGTGGAGCTGGATATGAAGGTTCTCCTGGTGGCTTAGGCGGACTTGGTGGTGGTGGTGGAGCTGGAACTGGAAGAAGTTTTGATAGCTGGTCAAACGCAACTGCTAATACAGGCGGTGGCGGTGGCGGTGGTGGAGTTTCATGGTGCGGAACAGTTTATTGTCAATCTTCTAGTGGCGGAAGCGGAATAATTATTGTTCGTTATACATCTGCTACGCAAAGATTTACTGGTGGAACTGTTACTCAAGTTGGTGGAGATTTTATTCATACATTTACAAGTTCAACAACAATAACTTTATAATTTTTAAACCTCAAAAAAACCATAAATCTTTTCTTAACAACTAACAAATAACAACATGACAATATTATTAATGACATTAAGTTTTATCGTAGGAGCTTGGTTAGCATGGAGATATGAAAATATATTAGATGATTTTGTAGAACATTTTAAAAGATTGAATAATAAAAAAGATTACTAAACAAACAACAAGGAAAAATTATGTTTAAATTTGAATTACCATCATACGAACAAATTAAAAAAAATACAGAACAATACTCAAAAGACTGTCAAAAGTTTTGGTCAGATTTTTTTGAAGATGTAGAAAAGACTTTAAAAGAATATTATAATGGCAAAAAGAAATAAAAAATCTTCAACGGCTATTGTATCATTAATATCTATAGATCAAAAGATTTGTGAGCTGCATAAAATAGTTCAAGGAAATTCAAACGACATACAGATTATTAAAGAAGAGATAGCGTATGGCAAAGGTGGAGTGAAAGTTCTGGTATGGATTATCGGAATAGTCGTTACTCTAATTGCCGCATGGAACATCTTACCTTTTAAAAAATAATTGAAATTTTATAACAAAGGAATTGCATCACATCTTGTTGCAATACTAGAATTACTAGATGACGATCATATAGTATTTACTAATATTAATGGTGTTGGTCCAATTGATATTGTCACAGTAAACACAATAACAGGTAAAGTTAATTTTTACGATGCAAAGACAGATCGTGAAAGAAGCCACAAAAATAGACCACTTAAAGACATGCAAAAAAAATTAAATGTAAAACAATTTTACATTAATCTTGCAAAGCAAACATACAAACTAGGAAATAAGACAGGAAAGATTTTTGCAAATGGACTTAACAGAAGTAAAAGAGAGAATTAAAAAAAACGAAGGCTATCGTGATATGGTTTACACAGACAATCTTGGTTTTAATACCATTGGTTATGGACATCTTATTGTTGAAGATGGTTTTATTCCAGGAGTTCAATACTCAAAAAAAGAATTAGAATTTGTATTTGAAAAAGATTTTGCATCTGCAGTTTATAGTGCCAACAAATTAGTAGGCGATTATGATCTTAGCGATGATGCTTTTGGCGTTGTTATTGAAATGTGTTTCCAACTTGGATTTCCAAGAGTTTCAAAATTTATAAAGTTTTTAGATGCTTTAAAAAAGCATGATTACAAAAGAGCAGCTAATGAAATGCTTGCTAGTAAATGGCACGAACAATCACCTGCCAGATGTGCAGATTTATCAAACATAATGAGAGAGTGTAATTAATATGTGGGGTTTATTATCTTTATTATTTAAAAATCCTTTAACTAATCTTTTAGTTGATAAGACGATTGGTGCAATTAATCATTCTTTAGAAGTTAAGAAGTTAGAAAGAATTGCAGAAATTGAAGCAGCTAAAGTTGTATCAGTTGCACAAGTTGATGCTTCTGAAAAAAGTTTAAAGGATGAGTACCTTACAGTTTTTATTACTATTATATTAGGAATGGCATTTGTTCCACATACTCAACCATTTGTTATAAAAGGTTTTGAAATTCTTAAACAAGCACCAGCTGAATTTTGGTGGTCAGTTCTAATAGTATTTTCAGGATCGTTTGGAATTAATGTCATCGACAAATTCAAACGCTAACTGCATTTTCAAAACAGCTTATGGCTGCTGTCTATTAAAAGCCTGCAAGTGCAAATCTAAATAAATCAAACAATACATCCATGGTTAATAAGACGTTCAAGCGTAATGCTATTCTTACGTTTAAGTGTAGCTTTTGCGGAACCGAACTAAACAGTAACGATACGTTCGTAGTGTCAGCAGAAAAAAAACATTTCTGCATTAAAATAAATCCAGGTCATCCTCCTATTAAAGATTGTATGGAAGATTACCGAAATAAACTTAAAGAAGATCATGTACGGAATGAACGCATACGGCAAGAAACCGAAGATAATAACAGGAAAGAAAAAGAAAAAATCAGGCAAGAAAAAATAAAAGCTATTCCTGCATTAGAAGAGAAGGTGAGAGAGTTCAAACTATTCCAACAACAAAGAAGATTAATCAATGCCACTAAATAAAAAAGGTAAAAAGATAATTAAAGCATTTAAGAAAGAGTATGGCTCTATTCTTGGTGAAAAAGTATTTTATGCAACTAAAAACAAAGGTAAGATTAAAGGCGTAGAAAAGATGAAACGTAAGTAATATCTAATAAACCTACCTTAAATTCCTTCCATAAAGACTCCAGGATTAACAAGTTATGCCTATACCTTGTCTGGAGTACCTACCTAAAACAGACTCGATTTTGAGTCTTTAATTCAAACTTTTTTAAAAACCTCACATAAGATAATATTATTTTTGGTGCAAACTATAATCATGAGTTGTGGTGCAAATTTATATAGGATTTTCTTATAACTATGTTATAAGTGATTTGGTTTTTTGATTGTGGTGACAGCACAAAAAAGTTGCACCATTTTTGCACCAGAGGTTCTGGGGGTGTAGCTCAGCTTGGTTAGAGCGCCTGCCTGTCACGACAGCTCCGATCTAACTTGATAGTTGTTAGTTTCAAAAAGCCTTAATTTAATTAAGGAAATAATAAATCAGATAGTTTGTAAGAAAGTATAATGAAATCAATTCATTTTGATTTTTGAAATATTTTTTTTATTTTTTTGCACCAAACTTGCACCATAAATTTACAGATGTTTTAACAACTCATCCGTCATATTTACTAGAGTGCCTGCTTTGTAAGCTGAAAGATACTTGCCAACTCATCTGAGCATATTATTAAATTGATATGGCTTATAGAGTAACACAGAAAAGAAATTTCTGGATTGTATTGGAAACTCCAGGAAGAAAACAATTAGCTAAGTTTGAAAGTAAATCAGCAGCTAAAGATTATGTTTCAAAACTAGAAGCTAAATCAGCAGAGCAAACTCAACCTACTTCTAATTTTAAATTTAAAGAAGAATGGCTAAAGTTCTCTGAGCAGAAGTTAGCAGATGCAGCAGGAACTTATACTCGTGTAACAGAATGCGGAGTGTATGGTTATCTTGGTGATTACAATCAAAGGATCAGCAAGTTTATGCCTGATGTATTATTGTCTGACTTTAAAACTGTAGTGTTAGAACAGTTCTTAAAAGACTGTAATAAAAATGGTCATCAATATAAAACTTTAAAAAGACAGGTTAGAAATATTAAAACATTTCTAAGACGCATGAACTCTGAAGGTAAGAAGCCTTGTCTTGATACATTGGATTTCAAGATACATGAGTTTTATGCAATTGTTCCTTCTGACGATAGTAAGTATTTTGAGAAGGTTCCAACTGTAATCCAGGATAATCAAGTTAAAGCTATCCTTGAAAAACTTAATAGTGAAAAATTAAAAGATGAAGATTGCGCTATGAAGTTTGGTATCTTTACCATGTCTTTATTTTTTGGATTAAGAAGATCAGAACTTCTTGGTCTGAAAAGATCTCATGTTGATTTAGAAAATAATCTACTTCATATTGAAGGTATCAGAGATCGTAATGGTCAATGGTTAAATAGAACTAAAAATAGAGGCAGCAAAAGATCAATAGAACTTGATAGCCAATCAAGTAAATTTCTTAAATATTGGTTAGACTATGTTAATGCAAACTATTCGCATTCTCTTTGGTTATTTCCAAGTTTAAAAAAAACAACTTATGGATCATTATCTCCTAAAAAAGTATCTGAATTAGTATGGACCACATACGCTGAAATGGGGTTAGCTAAAATAGAACGTAGGAAAGATGGTCATGTTAAGATAATTGAAAGCACCTTTAAAGGCGCACCTCTTAAAACATTCAGACATAGATTAGCTACATTATTAATTAACTCTATGAACTCTGAAGCATCGTTAGATGCCAATTATATTAAGTCGGTTATTGGACATACGAGATTTCAAACAACTCGTGATCGTTATGGTAATCACAATTTAATTGGAACTGACGAAGAAAGAAAAGCTAGAATAAGAGCAAAAGAAAAGGCTTTAAATCACAACTCAATATTTAAAAATTAGTCCTCACCTTACCTCATTGGAGGCTTGGATCGTTTAAATCTGAGCCTCCTACTAAAGAATATTTAAAGTTGTCTCAGCTTCTTTTAAATAATCATAGTAATACATTAAACACAGCCAGCCAAAACAGAATAACTTTGTTTTAACCAGCAAAGCATTTCCAAATATATATTTCTTTGTGTCGTTAAAAGAGCTGTATATTTTTGTAGCTTTTTCATTTACAGGAAGATTGCTTAATCTTGCTGCTTCATTAACTATAAAGCAATATCTTTTATTTATTTGTATCTGTTCTATTTCTCCACCAACAAAATTTTGTAAGTAGGTTAAGGATGGTTGGGGGGG